TAATATCTTATCTGTGCCATCAGAGTTCTCGTAATAGTCAGAATGATTGTACAGCTTATTAGTAGCAGCAGGGTCAAAGTAAATATCTCCCCAACCTTCAGAATTAGGATTTCCCCACTCGCTTCTGTGATATATTTCGTTTGGCATCTCTATTTGTTTTCTCTATATTCTTTATAACAGATTGCTAACGCTTGACCTGTTTTGTATTCTTTGCCAATTTGTGCAACACATCTCTGGATGAAATCCCGTTGCTTTTCTCCTGGTGTTGGTCTTGGTATTGGCATCTACTTAAAAACTGTTTTAACTTGTTTATGTTTTCCTTTTTTGGCTTATATCTCATAAAACCCAACTATTAAAATTATCTGACTTGTCTGGGTACATACCCTCATTGTTTGCAGCATTGTATTCAGGATACAAATCGTTATTAAACGTCATATAATCCAAAAATCTTCTTGTGTAGAACTCCGCTTTATTGCGAGAGTTCTCCACTAGATATTGCACCTCTTGCATCGAGAGAGTCTCTGAAGACTCGCTTCGATGCTTAAATACGCCCCCATTACTCACTTGATACGATGCAAACATATAGTAGTCTGACTGAGCAAACCAAATAAGCATCGGCGTTAAATAGTCGTTTAAGAGAGTCTTGTAGTCAGCATTTGCGGGAAGGTCTATTTCGTCATCTACGATTAGTTCTTGCATCTTGTCGTACAGCACAGTGCCAAGATAGTTTTGGATATGGATATCCTGACTTACCTCGATGAACTGAATGAATTTATCAGCATCTACAGTACCTCCTACAATCGACTTACGTCTTAAATCTTCAGTCGTTACGAACAGTGCCTTCATCTTCTTTCTTTTTAAATAGTGACTTTACTCGGTCTATTGCCGATAACTTCTCTCCCGTTTCTTCCTCACGCTTAATCTTAGTCTCGATATTTTCTAGCTCAGTAAACTCAATCGGCTGAAGTGTAACGAAGTATAGGTTAAGGTCAATCTCGTTGAATGCCAAAATCGTTTTAAGGCACTCTATTATCTTTTCTTGGAATGGTCTGATAACAATGTTATCCATAAGCACAGAAGCCGTTCTAAGCTCCTCTGCATTGTTTCCGAAGCCTGTGTTATCCTTGATGCCAAGAAGTATCGGAGAAACTACTCTGTGACCAAGCATAATCTTCTCACGAGCCTCATCAGATAGAAACTGATATTGTGCGTGTGCATCTGGGAGGTGGATAGGCTCTATGTCTGCTTTACGGTCAGGGTCTTCATTGAACGCTAAGATGAACTTCCCTGAGTTGGATGTTCCTCCGAATTTATCTTGGATTTTCGTTTCAATGAGTTGTTGAGCCTCTTCGTCTGGCACTCCGTTATTGAAGTTGATTAAGAGTGATGGCTGAAGTCCGTTAAGAATATTGTTTATATGGTAGTTTGATACTTCCTCTTCAAGCGAGCAGTACTGTAAACATCCGTGATAATCTACAGGTGCATAGTAATAGAATCCTGGTCTGTAAGGGCGGATAATATAAAGCTCTCTTGGTTCGCTATTTTTACCATTACCAAATGTCGGTATACGCTTAGGCTCGTCAGATGGTTTGTAATCCTTCCATTTAGGGTGGTAGTAATATGCTTGTATCTTACCCTCTTTAGCTTTCTCAGCTCTTAGCGTTTCCATAGGAAAATGCGTAAGAGAAGTGATTCTAGTTTTACTGTTATTGTATACAACCTGAATAGCAGCTTGACCAAGCAGTTTATAATCATTTACTAACTTCTTTACCTCTTCGTCTCTTAATATCATTTTGAAGCGAGTAAACATCTCAGGCTTCTCTTCGCTGTCCGTTGCAGACAATCCTCTTCCGTAAATCATATCCACAATACCGTTAATACAACAGGAGTTTGTTGGACTGCTAAGATAGTTGTCGATTAGGTCTCCGAAGTAGTTATTGTCTTCTCCGTAAGTAACCCAATCGTTGCGGTAGTCTTCTTTAATCTGAGGGATTGTATATCCCTGTAGATTGACTACTCTGATTGCTCCTTCTGATTTTTTCTTTCTTGCCATTTTAAATTGTTATATATTTTTGCCCTGCAGGAGATGCACTATGTTCTGTGTATTTGTTGGTGTTTAGAGAAACTTTATTCTTTTTACTAGACCTGTCTGTGCAATATATTTTTCCTCTAAACTTTACCTTATTATCCCTCTCTACTTCTATGTTGTACATAGAGTTGTTAGTGAGTATTGTAAATGCTACAGTAAATACCATATAGTTCCCATCTTGGTCCGCACTTACGTTTGTAAGCGTCTCTGTTTTGCCTGTGCCGTCTTCAGTAAGCCTAACTGTATAGTCAGTTCCAGAAGGTCTGTAACCTCTAGGAACTATTTTCAATTCTTGGTTAGTCTGAACAGGAGCTAATACATTCATATATATATAACTTAAAGAGGTAGTATTTGTTTACAAAAAAGCCCCACCGTGAGGCAGGGCTTATTGCGTTTAAGAAGGTGGTTATTAGTTATTACCTCCTGGTATTCCTGATAAGTCGTCATCAACGTCTACGTCAGCAACAGTTCCAGGCACTACAGTAATTGTGCTTGCATCGCCTAAAGTCAACTGAGCATCTGTTTCAGCAGTAACGTCAACAAAGTTAGCAGGTGTTCTTTCAGTTCCTGAAAGTGTTATAGTATATCCACTTAGGTCTCCCATAGCAGCACCAGAACTAATAGTTCCCCCTGTTACATCAGCACCGTGCTCAAGACCAACCATAAAGTAATTATCGTTGTTGTCTTTTACAATGATGTGTGGTCGTCCAAATGTTAACAATTTAATTTCCTTGTGGTCCTTAACTGTTAGTTTTGGAAGTACCAATGTAAGAACTTGCTCAAAAAATGTTCCTCCTGTATCGGTAGAGGAAGTGATTGTTTGCTCAAGATTTGAGTTTCCTTTTAGGTCATATCTGTATGCACTAAGCCCTGTACCTAGACCATCAATCATATCGGTGTCAGTTGCGTCAAAAGAAGCATCAATAAGACCGTAGTTGATGAAGTAAACTGCCTTTAATCCTCCAACGGAGTCTTTGCAAGGTCTTTCTCTTCCGAGTGATAAATCACAGCTCATATTATTTGGTATTAAAAAAGGGCAGGTAGGCTCTAGGCATACCTACCCTTCTATGTTTAACAATTTATTTTATTATGCTAGAGTTTGTAATACAAGGTCACCACCGATGCCATATTGTACACCTGCAGTATATCGCATAATAACTCTTACATTTTGAGAACCGTCTAGGTCACCCATATCTAACAATTTAACCTCGTTGTGGTCAGCTAATAGACCTGTGCCGAAGTAGATGTTAGAAGCCTCACCTGCAACGATGTGGTCAGATGGCATTCCAGGAGCGTGTTGGATTTTGATACCTTCAAAAGAAAGTGCATTACCCATATTGTACCACTGCTGTCCTTGTGCGTTAACACCAGCAGCACCAAGTCCAGAAGCACCAAATCCTCCTAATGCACGTACATAAGCCTGAAGGGCTACAGTAGGAACATAGATTGTCAAATCTTCTTTACCGTAAACAGCAGCAGGAATAGAGTCTACAACATTTCCAAGCAAAGTAACAATGTTAGAAGATGTATAGGAAGTTTCAGAACCGTTAGCTGCGTCATTTACATCAGAATCAGCAGTCATAAGTACTGTAAGACCGTCAAACTCACCTGCAGTAGCGTTTACACCACCCCAAATAGTTTGCTCAGTTTTCTCAGCTACTTTAGCAGCTACGTGACCGATTAAGAAATCAGCAAAGTTAGAAGGAAGTTGGTCAAATGCAGAATATCCCATTTGTACTGCTTCCCAATCAGAACGGAAGTCCTTCTTACAAAGCTCAAGGTTTACTTGGAACTCTTCTGGTTGAAGGATACGCTCAGTTAGTGTAAGTGTAGATGTAGGGTCGAAATCACAAGTTGCATCCTTTACGATTGCATCTGTAGAGATTTTCTTTACTACCTCTTTAAATTTAACATTTGGCTTTACAGTGATTGCACCGTCAGCCAAAGTTTTACCGCTCAATAAAGCTGCAGAGATATATTTGCCTGCAAATTCACCAGCGTAAGTTGTTGTAATAGATGTGGTTGTTGGCATTTTTATGAATTAAATAGTTTGTTAAATACAATATCTTTAGTAGTCATTGCACGTCTTTGTGCGTAAAGGTTCAAAGGCTTCTTAGAAACCTCTGCTTCAGGACTGTGAGAGATAGGCTCTACAGCAGGCTCTTGAGAAGATAGCTCAGTTGGCACTTCAAGCTCTTCCTCTTTTTGAGAACTAAGCTCTTCAACCATAGCCTTAACCTCAGCGATAGCTTTAGCTAAATCTTCTTTAGTAGCATACTTTTCTTCCATACCCTCTTCTTCCATCTTATCCTCATATTCAGCCTCAACTTCTTCGGTAGACTCTACCTCTTCAGAAGCCTCAACTTCGATGTCTTTCACGTCTTCAGAAAGTTCTACTTGCTCTTCAACTGCAGGAGCTTTTTCTTCCTGAACTTCAGGAGCTTGCTCTACTTCAGCTTCATTGCTAAGCAAAATATTTTTGAAACGCTCTACGATTTCGTTAGCTTTCATATGTTAATTTAATAGGGTTAAACTAAGTATTTAACTTAATAATTATGTGTCTGTTGTATTTTTAAGCTCTAGTTTTACCTATTCCCTGCGCTCTGAGTGTTCCATCACAACATTTCTTGCTGTAGGTCTTTCCGTCTTTGCATAAACAGCCTCTCCTACCGCCTCTTGGACTACTGTATGATGGTGTTTCAAACTTCTTTCTCATTTTGGTGCTTTAGGGTGTTTTTTAGGTAATAAATCGTAATCTGTAGTGTATTTAGCGTTCTCAGGTCTTCCATTTTTGACTAAATACATAAAAGCATTAACTCTAGCGTGCGCCCACTGCGAAGCTGACTTAACATTTGGTGAATGGGATGTGTTAAACGCCCCTAAACCTCTCTGAAACACTGAAGATAACATTCCAACGGTTACCCCATACCCTAATTTTTCTTTGTAGCGGTCGTTAAATTCGCCCACCTTCTTTTGTAGGGCTTTCTTGTCTTGCGCGGATACCTTAGCACCTGTTTTTCCTGACGCATCACCTTTAGCGGACCCCTCACCCTTTGGTCTAGGGTTCGGAGTGTCCGATTTTGGAGCTTTAGGAGATTCTTTTACTCCGCCTCTTGGTCCTATCTCTGCTAGATTATGTTCTTTGCACGGCATATACCAGGTTTTACCCTCAAATTCGTGTTCGTGGTATCCTTCGCATCCAATATCTTGCGCTGCCCTCTCAGCAAGCTCTTTTGTGGAGTATGCAAGGCGGTCATCTATGATTGCCATATCATCACTAATTAACATAGAAGCAAACTGACCTCTTCTGAACTGCTTCATCTTGCGAATAGCCCATTCTACACCTTCAGTGCCTCCCCAACCAAGCCAAGCAACGTACCCTGCATCTTTCCAGGGAGTTCCTCTTAAGTCTGGGTCAATCTGTGCGTTTCTACGATGTCTGTTAAAGGAAGCCATCCTGGCAATCGTTGAACGGCTGATTTTTTGTCCCTTAGCGAGCTGATTGGCTCTTCGCCAACCCACCCTAGTCATTCCCTTGACCTCATCACGACCATAGCGTAAACGCCAATCGAGGACTTTCTGTGCATTTTCTCTTGCAGCCTTAGGGTAATCATCATATGTGCGTAATTCAACGTCTAAAGCACCCGTAAGCTCTTCTATGAGTGATAAAGCCTCTAATTCTTCATCACCATACTCAGGAAGTTGCTCTTGGGGTCTTTCCATAGCATCTGCGAAGTGTCCTTCGATGCTGAAACCTTTTACTTTGCCTGTTTTAACGTAATCTGACCAAACTTCATCATCATACACCTTCATAGACACCATCCAAGTGCCGTTTGGTAGGTCAAAGCCATATTTACGAGACTTATCTTGGTTTGTGTCGTCTATAATCCAAGATTCTACTACTGATAAGCCATCTAGCTTACCATCGTGTTCCAAAGTAGCATTATTTTGGTTTCCTTTCGTCAGGAAAAGCTCTGAGGCTTTTCTGACGGTATCTTTAGAGAAATATATAAAGTATTCGTCCTCTCCATTTCTGCGGTATATCTTTTTGTTGGGGATAAGTGCTGGACCCATAAGTATTTTCTTCTCTTGGTCTACCTCTGCAAGTTTTACCTCCTGAGAACTAAGCATAATAAAGTCCTCCTGGATTGCGGGGTCGTCTACGATTGAGATAGCGTCTATTCCGCTAACCTCATTCTCCTCATCGATGATTAGTTCGATTACTTTTATTTCTTCCATATATTAATAACTTATTGAGTTGCTTTTTGTTCTTATCAGAAGGATGCTATGTTGGTTATATTTCTATCTAGCTCTTGCTGTGTAGTAATATCCTTACCAACAACATAAGCCCTAGTAGGTCTAGCCTCAGCACCTGCTATAGTCTCAGCTAATTGGCTCTGTGCAGTAGCCCCCACTACGTTGAAGTCTGGGGCTTGCATTGTAGCACCTGCGCCGCCGCCTGCTCCACCACCACCACCGGCACCTATTCCAGATGGGACAAACTGAGTTCTGGCAATAGCTGCAACCTGAGCTAAACCAGCTCCAATCACGGCAGTCATAGCTAATATCTTACCTACAACACCTAATTTCTCTCTAGCTAAAACATCTGTTGCTGCCAAATATGTGTTCGCAAGGGCGGTGGCTATATTTACAGCTTTATTTATTTTAAACTGCTTTTCAGCTATCTTATCCCTTTTCTTTGCTAACGCCTCTTCATTTGCTGCTATCTGATTATTTATAGCCTCCTTTTCTTGTGCAGATAGTTTTTCGTTTTTAAGCCTCTCTTTTAGTTGGTTATTAGCTATAGTTGTTTTTCTTTCTTCCCTAGTTATTTCAGCTTCCAACAAATCATCTGCTAAAGTAGCTACAAGGTTCATCCCGTCTAGCATTTGTTTTATTTGAGCTTCTAATATTTCTCTATCTGTTTCAGTGTTTATCTGAGCTAACTTTCTATTATATAAATCGTTTATTTGCGCCCTCCTACTTAAGTATTCCTCCCAAGTTATCAAGCCATCCTTATATCTCTTTTTCTCCTTCGCTTTCCTTTCATCAATCTCTATCCTAAGGGCATTGGACCTTTGCATTCTTACCTCTTCTAGCCTCTTTATTTCAGATTGATTGATGGCGACATTCAATTTATCATTTTCTTTTGTAATATATTTATTGAAATCGTCTAAGTATTCCTTCATACCCTTACCACTATCTGGGTCTTCGAATATATTTAGGTTTAAATCAGATATTCTTTTTACGATATCAGCTATCTCTTCGTCTGTTTTACCTAAAGCTTCCAAATAACCTTCAATCTTATCAACACCTAAGAAACTTAGTAGAGCACCCCCTGCGCCACTTAATGCCCCAACAGAAGCATTAAGACTATGTATAAATCTGTCATAATCATCTCCAAGAGCCTTTCTTAATTCAAACTCTATCTTTAATTTCTCAGTGTTGAGTTCAACAAGTCTTTCGAATAATGCCCTAGCTTCAGCCTGCTTTTTTAATTTGGATATATTTTCATCAATAAGCTTATTAGACTCTTTAGTTAATTGATTATTTTCGTCCAACTCCACGTTTAAACCGTCAAACTCCTCCTTGATTTGTTTAACCACATAAGATTTATTTTCTTCTGATACTGTTGTTGAGTTAAGGAGAGTTTGATATGCCCTTAAGTTTGCTGCAGACTGACCAAAAGAATTTGAGAAGTCATCTAATTCAGCTTTAGCTTCTCTAGCTTTTTTAGCAAAAAAGTCTATTGCAGATATAGCTACCTGAAATAATAAGATAATTCCTAATGGACCTGATAACTGCGCACCTAATTGTTTTAACGCATTTTTTGCGCCATCAGATTTAGCCACCAATGTAACAAACAATGTTGACAACTGAGACAAGTTGTTTGCAACACCCTGTATACCATATGGTAAATCAGATATTGTACGACCAAGTTCCGTAAGAGTTGCTCCTGCAAGACCTGCGTTTGAGACTTGGTCTTCATTAACTTTGTTTACTGCATTTGTAGAAACAGTCAAAGCTCTTTGCTTCTTTTGTAACTCCTCTATAGATATACTTTGTTTTCTATACTCTGCAGCGGTTTTAGCGGTATTATCCCTTACGGTTTTAAGTGCTTTTATTTGCCTTGCATAATCAGCAACAGAACCTTTTAAGATTGGGTTTTGCTTCTTTATAGCATCTTGCATTTGTTTTGCTGCCGTGCTAGCCCTCATAAAGCCCGTTCCTAGTCTGTCTATCTGAACGTAAGCTTGACCGGCTCCATCAACCTTTACCCTTATCTTTATATCTTGTACTTGGTTTGCCATTACTTAAATCTTTTTCGTTTGTTAATTGCCTCTTTTACTGTTTTAGGTGCTTGATACTTTCCTTTAGCGATGTCGATGTAAGGCGACACGCCATAATAGTCATCTAACTTTAAAAGGTCTAAAATGTGTTTTATCATTCTATTACTATGTTTAAGAGTTCTATTTCGCTTTCTCCTGTTGTAAGGTTAGTCGTAATACTGTTTATTTGATGCTTTCTGCCTTTATATATAAACTTATCTGCAAGTGTATAGTTCAGTAGAATACGCAGGGGTAAGTAAGCCTTTAGCTTTATTATCCTGTTACTTTTAGTAAACATCTGTTTTATGTATGTTTCATAGTAAACTTTAAATAGTGTTTGGTCAAATTCACTACCTTGGTATTCGTTTTTCTCTGCTTTAAAGTTTATGTTTTTACTGTTATTTGGAGATGTTGGGTCAAAATAAACAGAATTGGATGGCATATTTATAGGGACTGTTATTTCTTCGTGGTCTTGAAACACTCCTTCCGTATCTATATCGTCTACAAATGATATGGAAACATTACTACCTCCTTCAGGGTCTTTAGCTTGGTTTAATATTGGGTAAAACAAAACAGGTTTACCTATGTAGGAATCGTAATCACCTGAATCCTCGTTAAAGTTATCGTCAGCAGAATATCCCCATTGAATAGTGGTTTGACTTGAATCACTTGTATCGATTATCTTCTCGAACTTTAAATGACCAAATGGAGCTTCTACCGTGTAAATCTCTCCAGATATATTTGTGTTTACCTCAGCTAAGCCAATACTAGCAAACTTGTTTCTATTAAATTCTTCTTCAGCCCAAACAGTACCTGCTATTTGTTCGTGCTGTTTTGCTAGAAGCGTCCCTGTATCCTCATATCTGAATTTAACCTCTCTAAATGGAAGCGCAGAATCAACTGTATTTTTAGTTGAATCAACGAACTCGTCTATTGTGTATGGATTACCCGAAGACTGCTTGTCCACATAAAACTCATCTAAAGTGTCTACGTATATAGTTCCATCTGATTCTACGAATGCAGTAAGATTAAACATTTTAAATAGACCTGTAAGAAAGTCTATAACCCCCATATCTGGTATCTGTTGAGATATAATAAAATCAAAAGAGCCACCTGTAACTATACTTCCTGTGCAAAATTCTTTACTAATGTCAGGTGTTGGTCTCTCAAATCTTATATCCCACTCTATCATAGAGAATGTTATATTTATGGTTGATTCAGGAGTTACATAGACTTCATATATCCCAGGCTGATAAACCCAAGTAAAAAAGTTATCCGTGCCAGTAGCTCCCGCTGCATCTTCCAAACTGCTGTCTGTTATTCTTGTATCTCCAACTAACTCACTTGTGTTAAAAATGTCTACACCATTCCTTGTAACTCTTAGTGTGTATGGAACTGAAGACGATGTTGATAAATCTAATTGAAACTTATTCATTTCATCCCTAATCGGTTCTCTTACGTCCATTGAGTCAGAAGAGGCGTTTATTAAGTAGGGGTAAGATACACCTCCTTCAGTAAAAGCATCTCCAAAAGTACCTAAAGCATCGCATCCTGCTGTAGTTGTATCACTTCCAAATGTGGATATTTTAGTTTCATTAAACCCACTTAGATTCTCTACATAACCTTTTTTCCTATGTAGCCACATAAACAAGTTGTAATATGTCTCATTTGTGGTGTTAAAGAAGTCATCAGAAAAAGTTATGCCGTATGTAGATTGTATAGCTAATATAATTTGATGTACTCTTAAGGCATACTTTAGGTTATCCCATCTAACTCCGTGAAGATGACTTCCATCTCCTGTATGAAAAAACAAATTACCAGTGCTTCTTACGTGCGTAGTTGAACTATAGAATAGTCTCTGCGTGTGTGTGATTAAGGGTGTTATGACATCGTTAGAAGAAGGGTCTAGTTTCAAAGAAGTTAATATATCTGAATCAGAATATGTTTTATTTAATGAGGAAGGAAAATTAAGATTACTTAATTTATCGTCACCTATAATATCTTTAAGAGTAACAGTCTCGCCATAAAATGTTATTCTGTAGGAATTAGGTTTATTATCCTTCATATCTACACCTTCAAGAGTGATAAATCCCCTCTTAAATGGTATGTTATTTATCTCTATCCTAGCGTTATGAAGAAGCCTTGAATCGTATCCATCTGATATATCTGCATTATAGAAGTGCCTAAAAACCTTGTTATTGGTTTTTGATGCAGGAACAGTAAATGACTGACTAAACTCAGTAAATACCTTTGCTATGTCTCTTACATCTTGTATGGTATCTGTAAGTGAAATCGTCTCGTCCTTGAATAGGTCGAGACGTTGCAGAACATTATCCGCATCAGCAACATATATCTGTACCGTTCTCTTCATTATCGAATATTATTTATCTTGTCAAATGCCATATCAAACTCAATAGTATACTGAACTAACTTGTCGTTAACACTTGTCTTGTAAGTAACAGATTTTGTTTTAGGCATAACAGGTAACACCAACTCTTCTTCGTCCGTTAGTCGTGTAATCCAAGTCTGTTCAGACAACATAATCTCTTCTATAACTTTATTCTGTTCCTGGTCAATGTAGGCTGTGTTTAGCGTTATCCTGTCACTTCCATTTGTGTGAAATAATTGTTTTTGGTGCTCATATGTCTTGTAGGAAAGTGTGCTTTCGTTGAATATAGACCTTTTGAATTGCTCCGACCTTACATCAGTAGATTCTATAGATTTAAGTGTAAAGAACATATCTTGCAATGCACCAAACCTATTTACAAAAGTCACCTTTATTGGTTCATACCTTGAGCAATCTAAAGTCTTTATCTTGACTACTTCTGTCCCGCTATCTGAATTTACATATAATTCATCTACTAGACCTATGTCTATACTATTTAGAAAGTCATCTAAAAGGCTGTTATCTTCAAATGTTCCACTATCAGCTAATACTCTTTGCCTATAGCTGTCTGTATTGTCGCTTCCAGATACCGTAATATAATCTATTTGAGCATTGGTATTAGTCGAGGTTGATATTGTTTGAGTTCTCTTCTCTTCTCCTTTATAAAAGAATGTAACACTGTTAGTGTCCTCCGTAAAGACGGGGACACGAACATTGAAATCATCTATTCTAAATATTGTATTGTTTGACTGCAATAGTGTTCTGCTAAGTTGAGGGTTTACTCCATCTTCAAAATATCCATACCCATCAAAGGCAATGTAATTTGTGTCTAATCCAGACTGAGAAGCTGAACTTTGTTTTATAACATACGCTTCTCCAGAAGCCATAATATCTGCGGACAAGCTAAGTTGCGTATTACTATCTATAGCAGTGACGCTCGCTGTTGTATTGTCTGTTGTGTTACTTACAATGTCTCCAACTTTAACGTTGGCTGTGAACTGCCCTGCTGTATCTACAAGTTTATTGGAAGTTGTTGATGTGGCTGTTCCCGATTCGGTCTTTGTTATTACAATATCAGACTCTACCCATCGCACAGGGTCTATCTCGGGGGAGGTGGAACTTTCGTATATACCATTGAACTCAATATCTAGATAGTCTCTAACGAGTTCTGATATCTCGAACACAACGTAATCTGTTCCAGACAGAGCTGTCTTCTCTATAGTGTATTTTGCAGTTCCTTTGTCAGTTGTTAATGTGCCATCATATATATATAAACTCATTACAGCACTGCTTAGTGTACCTGTCTCCGCTGTAGCTTTTATAAAATATGGACTCCTTACGTTTATCTTTGTTGCCATTATTGTCTACTTATGTTTTCGTTTAGCATATTTCTAATATCTTCTGCATAGGCTTCGCTCAAGGACTTTGTTATTATATCTACTACGTTTATATATGATTTCCCCACGTAATTAGAACCTAAATACCCTTCTCTACCTATTTTATTAGCTATCGCAAATGCAGTTCTGTTTATATAACTGTCCGTCATACGTACATACCTTCCGCTTTTATTGCGTGGTCTTATTCCTTTCTTCTTTACCCAAGGAACAATGTTTTGGAGAATACTCTTGTATGGAGGTCTAGGACCGTTATATCCTAAATCCACCGAACCTGAATATGAAGAAGTAGAAAATATATTAACTCCATCTTCAGAAAGGTCATAATCGAATGTATCGACAAGTGGTGGCGGTTTTGCGCCCACCACCTTGTCTTGGTTTCTTAAGGTCTGTTGTAACTCAGGAATAATAACATCCCTTGCGAGTTCTTCAAGGACCTCTTGAACCCTAGCAAACTTGCCTGTAAGTGGACTTCTAGCTGCCATTAGCAAATAGTTACTTCGTTATTCGGGAACGATATCACAATGTCTATACCCCACCCAGCAAGCTGATTCTCAAACCTATCTAAGAACGGCTGTGCAGTAAGGTCAGATTCTATCTGGAACAAGTCTTCATAACCCTGTCCCCTTCTCAGGTCTGCTATAAGGATGTTGGCTTCCGCCAACAGAGTGTTTAAGATATCCTGAAGATTGTCATTGCCGTAGAAGTCATCCGTCATATCCGCATCCCTGTTATCGTCTACAACATCCAATAGGAGGAGGTTTATAGTTACTTCAAGCTTGTACTCCTGGAAGGATACATTCCCCATATTGATATGTGCAATAGGATATATGTCCGTCTTATTCAGGTCAACACTGAACAGGTCTCCAAACGATACTGTTTGTATGTTAGGGGACTGTCTAAGCTTGTCCTTTATTTTGTCTAATACTTCGTATACTGCTCTCATTTTTTATATGCCTTTTTAATTCTGTCGGCTTCTAGTTTATTCTTTTCCTTTTCAAATTCCAACCACATCAAACACTTCCCTAGATTGGTTTTTGTAACTTCTTCAAACTTGAGGACATCTCCTCCAGCGAGTGCGTATATTGATGAGTACCACCCCCATTTTTTGCCGAAGGACTGTTCTCGTCCATAACTTCCATCATCCCCCGAAGAACCTGCTGCTGCAAAGAGTGATTCATAATTCTCAACAGTTCGTTCCCTAAATTGTAAAAAAAAAGGGTAGAACCGAGTGCAACGGTCATTGGAGCATCCTTCATTATTTCTGCATACTTAGCAGAACCTTTGTATTCTTCTATTTCGTAGAATTGCTTATTACCCCCGATAATCGGTCTGTACATAACCGCAAGTGCCTTGTGCATTTGCTCCCAATCCGAAATATAACTTTCTAAGTCTATGTACTCACCTAAACTCATTTCGCTCAGATTGGGCATAAAACCGAACTCAACTGTTTTTCCGCTTCGGTCGGTCATAGTGAACCTGCGCTGTAATTTAGCCTTCTTGCTTATGATATCCACTATATGGTTAACAATAAAGTCTAGTTCGGCAACAGGAAGTTTGTACGCCTCCTCAAGCTCTAATCCACAAAATATCTGAAGGACTTTTAACCTATGAAAGTCAGGGTCTATATTTTCACCGTTGTCCTTCATTAGTTTTATATATTCTTGGTACTTGCGCAACTCCACATTCTCTTGTACCGCAGGGACTTTTATATCAAATTCTTTAGTCATATATATATAACTTAGAATGCTTTAATATGTACCAAAGGGTATTTGTTACAAATATAACAAAATAAATGTGTCTGAAAATACAACAAAATCCATATGAAAACAGTTACTTATATGTCTGGTGTCGTGGATGCCGCATAAAAAGGCATACACGCACATCCACTACCAGGATATTATAAACCATATAATATCTCTCTATTATAAAAACATATATAATATAAGAGTACCATATAAGTGGGGAAACGGGAGGGGTATGTTCTTTTGGTAAATATTATATGTAATATATATATTCGGGTGTGCCCTCATTCCTAAACATCAAATATATCTAGAGGTCCTTGCTTGACCATTTCGATTTGGGTTGATTTGATTAAACGTGGGTACTAAAACAGGGCACAGTCCGTTTTACGTTGTTTGCCCTGAGCCACCCTACTGAGTTTCCGGTTTATTCGTTGAAAGTAGCCACTCGCAGTCCTTTAACCTGTGACCTAAGGTTATCACTTGAAGCTCGATATCGTCAGGCGGCACGTTGTATGTATACGCTGTATTTGTGCCGGTGGAGTAGTCTAAAATGTGGAGGTAATGCATATTTGAAAGGAAAAGAGAGGCGGCTAGAACAAACAACGTCAGACCGCCTCAGAATTAATATATTAGCTTTTTTTTGTCAGGTCTCTTACTTTGTCTAAAATATCGGATTTAATACCCTTAGGAAAGTCCGGATGGAATAAAGAACTTTGTCCGTCGTTTATTTCCTGTACAAAAGTATCGCACCAAAGGTTTAAAGCGTCTTCAATTATACCGGCTTCAAATTTATTAAATTTGTTGTGTCTCATTGTTATAAATTTAAAAGGATTACAACAGCACCGCCAAAAGTGACGGCGCCGTAAATTATTGCTATTAATAGGGCTATTTTTTCCAGTGTTGTTTGTGGTCTCATATTATTTGAATATAGCGTTATAGACGTCGCTCACTGAAGTATCTTTAAGGCTAGCACCGCCCCAGAACATTACGTCTCTGACGTCGTCAAAACTTAAGTTGTATCGGCTTCCGTTACCTCTTAAGCGATATACTAAACTTTTGACGGTGTTGTATTTTTTAGCGTTTTCTCTAAGATTCTTTTGTATCTCTGGTTTTAAATTATTAAAAGTATTCATCTTGTCTGTTTTAATGTTCCACGTGGAACGCCTGTCGTTCCCTCGTTTTGTTAGTACAAATATGCAAAAATCTATGTTGCCCAATGTTAACTTAATGTTAAGAAATCGTTAACAAATCGTTAAGAACTGAGTGTCAGATTTCCCCTACAAGGAGGGTCGGATTTCCCTGACAGGGGGCAAATTGGAGGGGAGCCCACTGCGTTTAATGGAGCCCACTGCGTTTAGCGGAGCCCACTGCGTTCAGTGCGTGTTGTCTCATTCGCCTATGAGTTTCGCCTACTACATTTAAACGCTGTTCTAAGTTTAACATATGATATTTGAAAGGCGCATACATTTCGCTTGTCACCTCGTGGAGTGTGTCGCTATAGTTTAAAGGTTTAAAGTACATAATTTATCCGTTTAATATTGTGAAACCTGTTGTGTCTTTGCGTGCTTGCCCTTTAGCCTTTAGCCCTAATATGACGCCGTTGTATTTGAGCATCTGGAGGTCGCTAGTGTCACCGTCCACAACCTCAACACCGCGCCAAACTTTAGGCAGCTCATTGAAAACCGCCGCAACGTTTAGACCGTGTTTTATTGCCAACGCCGTTTGTACGGCATTGTCCTCAGCACGTGAAAATGTGACTGTGTAGTTAGGGTGGTTTTTATATCGTATAGCCTTCTGAATATTCTTTGTATAATCGTACAAAACCGCGTGCGGCTGTAGTGTCTCAATATCTAAGAAACCATATTTTTTTAACATATATACAAAGTCTACATCGCTGGTCCCATTTAACCTGAAGGCAACCTTATAGCCGCCGTCCTTTGCTTTTTTAGTTTCTTGCGTAATTTCGTCAGCTAATTTATTTAGGAAGGCTAGCTTATTTTTTATAAACAGCTCAGTTTTATTGACTCGCGCCTTTATTACATTACTAAAGGACCCACGCCCTGCACTGACTAAACAGGCAGCCGCGCAACCTTTGGACGCGTGAGGGCACAACTGTTTACCTTCGCTGTTTTGGTTATATGGCATCAAGTAAAGTATAAAAGTCTTAATCTCATTCTTTGCTGTCTTCGCATTCGTGCTACCTGGTGAAAGTAGTTTTTTTGGCATATTTGGCACGCTCGTTGCAACGGCGTCCCATACATTAGTTTCAAAATTGCTCATATTTTTATTTTTAGATTTGCTACAAACATACGGCGTCCTATCTAGCTAAATGTTAACTTAATGTTAAGAAACTGTAAAGAAATTGTAAAGCCCTCCTATTTAGAATCAGTCTAAATAAGGGGGCTGTTGTCTCTCAGAAACCCCACTGCGTTTAAGAACCTACTGCGTTTAAGAATCAAATAGGTCGCTTATGTCGTCAATGTCGATGAAGTCTGCGTGTTCTTTGCACTTCGAACAAAGGTCGGTGTTCCAAATCGGTGGAGCATCACAACAATTACTTACTATCTCACACATACATCGCATCATAATCGTGAATAGACTCCCAATACTTTACAGCGTTCTGATAGCTTCCTGTAGTACCAGGTTTAACATCATCCCTTGAAGGAATTATATTGCCGTAGAAGTCTTTATATTGCTTCTTGGGTAACATACACTGACCTGTCTCTAGCAGGCTCATTGCATTGCGCCCCATTGACCCCTCCATATGCCATACGGAACCGTCATCGATTAGGCGTTGCATATTAGCAACGCCATACTCTTCCTGTAGTTTTCTAATCTTCTTGTAGTTCATTGTCTATTAATTTATTTAGTTCATATATCTGTTTTTCTATTAGCTTCTTAGAGCTATCTCTGGAGTCCGTGCAGGAATTTATATCTCTCAATAAATCCCTGCAGTCCTCTACCAATTTAAGGGTCTCATTATCCATATTATGCGATAGATTTTTTTCGACCTCTTTTACCTTTATAGTCTCCAGCAAGTTCCTTCTTGAAGTCAACATACTTTTTAAGTTCATATTCCTCCTCCTGTTTTATGGCTTGTTTAGCCATTTTGTAAAGGCTTGGAATATCCTCTAGTAAAGCTCTAGCGTCAATCTCTATGTATGCTGAATCCTCAGGGTCAAAACCTACTGACTCAATATGTACAACACCTGTGGTGCTATGTAAACTTACTGTCTTTAATATAAATACTTCTTTGTTCATCTTATAAGAATTTAATTGTTTTACCATTTACTTTAGCCTCGATAAGTTTATCCAGGTTAATCATTCTAAACCCTTTACGGTGCATATCATACACCACAAGGAGTCCTTTACTCATAGGGTCGAAAGACATACCTACGCCTTTAACGCCCTTCTTAACGTCTCTACGACAGTTAATCGTTCTAATCGTGCCATCCTTTTTTTCAAAGGTGGCACTAAATATCTTACCGCCTTCTGTAGCGTCTAAGAATGTTTCTACTCGTGTTTTCTTTTTTGTTAGTATCCAAGTCATAATTATATATATTTAAAATTACACCACAAATATAAGTAGGCTAATGTTAAGCTAATGTTAAGTTTTTCAGCTCAGGCTCTTCAATTAATCTAACGCCATCCTTTGTGAGGGTATATTCGTACTCAGCCCAGCAGGTATTATTAAAAGGAATAACTCCCCAGCCTGTATATCTGCTATTATCTAAGCCAAACTCTTCCGCCTTCCTTTGAGCGAACCTCAGTAGTTGAGCAAATTTATATTCAGGGTCGTGACCTCTATTCTCATTAAAGTCATTGTTAAACTCATTGAGCCAAGTTAGCATACCGTCAGGATATCCGTCCCAATGTTTATATATCTTAGCATAGTTTATACCGTCTATTTTAATTGTGCATCTTGTTGCCATATCTTTTGTTTTTATTATTTTAATTCAATTTCTCTACTCTCAATAGCGAGGGCAATATCATCTTCAAAACTCTCTTCACTTATGTCACCTATTGTGACGTGAGCGAAGTTAGTTCTAACATTATAATGAACATAGCCTATTTCGAAAGTTTCGCCTTTTCTATAAAGGCTATAGCTAATATTATCTACGTCTATTCTGTGGTCGTAATGAGCCTCGTAGTTATAAGGATTAAATTCTGTTGTTGTCATAATTTACTTTTTAGTGTTATACTTTATGGTGTAAGAACCTGTGCTTGAAGTTAACCTCAACAACGGTCCACATCTCTAGTTTACCGGCGGCTGCCCAATCAGCCTCCTCTTCAGTAGCAAACTTAGCCGTCTTATTGTTGGCTCCCTTCATCGTTAGAAGGGTAGCCTCATCTAATACTATAAATAATTTAGTGTGTTTCATAATAGTGTGTTTTTAATTGTTTGATACCACAAACATACAATGTCTACGTTAAGTTAACGTTAAGCTAATGTTAAGAAATCGTTAAGAATTATGAACCTGGAGTGGAGAGGGGTGGCTCTCAGCGAGCCCACTGCGTTTAAGAATTTGGAAGCCCACTGCGTTTAAGAAACCCTATTGCGTTTAAGAAACCCTACTGCGTTTAATGATAAACCCCCAATCTGAGAGGTCTCTAAAAATGGAGTCAAGACCTAACAAAACCGAGGGTTATCTAATTGAATTAACGCCTCTTGGCACAACAAATATACAAAAATATTTTAAACTACCTAATAGTATAAGCACCTTTTGTGCGATTTACTAAAACATATTGAGCGGCATATCTGATGGCATCGATACAGTGATTCCATTTATCTACAGGCTTTGTTTGTCCTTTAGTAGCCCAAACATAGTTATTCAGCTCCTTAATCAGTTCTGTGGAGTCGGGGTCAACAATGAGGTCATAGTCCTGGAGCAGTGCTATTCCTGATAATATAGACCCACTGCGTTTAACGGTCGGGGTAATGTTACACCCCTTCAGTTTAATCTCCTTAATTAGTCGTGGTTCTGCAGAGTCCGACACCACAAGGTGCGGACCTGCATACCTAATATTATAGTCTGCTATTTGAGTAGTGGACATCCCTACCTTAGCATACATTACCTTAAGGAATATCCGCTTATTGCCCTTATCAATAGACAACTTCACAAGTGTAGTGGGGTCAACAGAGAAACCAAAATCCTGTCCAAAGATAGTTTCATAGTTATCGTTAAACTCTCCCACTCTCCAATTAGTAAAGATAACACCCTCCTGCTTTTCCATCCATCCACCAAGTATCTGGTGTGTGTACTTCTCAGGTCTACGTCTTCTAATCTCTGCTATCTGATTTAGAAACGACTGAGACAGGTTGTCAGTGTTGTCTAGGTATGTGGTGTGAATATATGTGATGCCATCTTTTATACCATTGAATCCTTCAGGGATGTCTCTATTCGCATAGAAACGCCCCCAAATCCAATGCTCCTTAGTGGTTGGGTTAAGTATTAAGATGACCCTATTAGGTTTAGTTTTCACCCTAACCGATTGGTCAATCTTGTCGAAGGTATCTTCATCCGTAAGCTCTTCAGCCTCATCCAGGACAAAGGTGGTTATTGCGTTTAACGATTTCAGTGACGCTGTTTGGTTTCCTGAAGCAGTTCTGATTCCTTTAAACAATATGGAAGACCCCGTCTTAATATTTGTTATCTCGTCTTTCGTTATGCGAAAGTCCTCGACAACACCCATAAGTTCCAGCTTCTCAATAAACTCAGGAATAATAGACGATGCTGCGGAGGTCATCGTATACCGTGTAAAGAGTATCTTGTGCCCCTTCTCGTATGTTAGGAGCAGTAAGAATACGTTTACCGCAAAAGACTTACCAGACCCTCTACCACCTGTTGTAATAAAGTATCTGGAGTCGTTACCAAATGCTTTGTACTTAGGATTCAGATTCGGTACTTTCATCTTCCTCAGGTGTTATATCGATTATGTCTTCTATTTCTTTTGGTTGCTCAGAGCCTGGAAATATATTCACAATAGAAAAATCTATGTTCTTAGCTTGGCTTAGCGCATCAGGATTATCCATTGCTTTACCGTATATATACTCAATAACCATCTTACGATCATATTGGGAGTTCTCTGCCTTCTCAGCAACCATCTTCCAGAAGTTAGCCTCAGACCCATAAACCTCCTCTATCGCATTGGTTGCAAGTATTTTAGACCTGTTCTTCTTAGCCTTATTCAGATTAGCAGGAGTGGCCATAGTCTTCCGAACAAGTGCATCGCCACGCTTTGCACCATTGCCCTTCCGACCATCGGTCTTCTTCATATATTTACGCTCTCCCTTTTGTCTAGGCATAGACTACCTTTTTTATTCTTTCAGCTACAGCTGCAACAACATCTACTGTCACTGCGTTTCCACACATCTTATAACGCTGTGTGTCACTTATTACACCTTCAGTACCCTTTTTAGTCCAATCATCTGGAAAGCCTTGTAGCCTTTCACATTCGATTGGTGTTAGTCTTCTTATCATATTTTCTGTTTTTACCCCATTTGGATTTGCCGACCTAATAGTAAAAGCATCTTGATTATCTTTTCCTATCATTGTTCCATTTTTATAAGCAAATGTTTTTTTAGACTGTCCTATTTGTGCGGGGTTTACTACCGCTTGATTGCAAGCTGTATCTAAAGTCTGAGCTACACCCTTACCAACTCTACCTCTTCTTGTTTTAGACGTAGGGACAGAATAATTTATACTATCACCTTCTTCAGCTATTTCATAACCTTTTGATGTTGCTGAGTTTACCTTGACAATTGGTTGACCTGAGCCATCCTCCCTTGCTCTTGCAGGTATTGTAGGACAATCTCCATCTTTAATTTTCCTAAAACCTTTCCCGTCATTGTGCGTTCTTAGCGTTCCCACCTCTACTTCATATCCTTTTAAGTTATTTGTTTTTATTTCTAAATAAGGGGAATCACTTGGGTGTTTATGGTAACCAGCAACAACAGTAGGTATATTATTTTGGTCTGCTTTAATGTTGCCTCTTTTATCTATTATTTCTACTTCTTGTGCATTGAGTTTACGTTCAATAACGTAGCTTCCGTTTCCTGTCGCTTCGTATCTTGTTGTGAGTGTACAGGTATTTCCTTGTTGTCCCTGTAGCTCATCAGTCTGTTTACCACTTTCTCCGACAGGAAATATTTGTCCTCCACTTCCGTTTGCAAGATATCCGACAAGGTAGATTCTCTCTCTGTTTTGGGGTAGAAACCACTTTGTATTAAGCAGTTGCCATTCGAGTCTATAACCCCCAATGTTGGTAAACGCTTGCAAGATTGCCGCAAAGTCTTGGCGATTGTTTAAGGAGAATGTTCCCTTAACATTTTCCCAGACAAAAACACGAGGTCTCTTTTCTCTGATGAGTCTAATTGCTTCACTGATAAGGCTACTTCGTTCGCCCCCAAGCCCTTTACGTTTTCCAGCAAGGCTGAAGTCTTGACAAGGACTTCCGAAAGTGATGAGGTCGATGTCGGGGAGGTCTCCTCCACGAACATCCGTAATTGATCCGACATAATTACTGTTTTTAAATTTATCTTTATATACTTGTATTGCGTACTTATCTATCTCACTAAAGTAAGAGTTAATCTTGAATCCTGCACGCTCGAATCCTAAATGGAATCCACCTATACCTGAGAACAAGTCTAAGTGATTAATTTCTACTTCCTTCATATATCTTCTCGTATAATTCCCATATAGCATTATACCATTCGGTTTTGCTATACAACTTCTCTCCTAATTTCTTTTGCCCTTTGTATTCTATCTCAAGGCGATAATCCAATCCTTCAGGGATTGGATATATCTTGTAACCGTTATTAAGACAATAGCTCTGTGCTTCCAAGTTCCTAGAACGAGGTAACAGTTTCGTAAGTGCTGTAAGTCTTTGTTTGCTGATTTTTCGGCTCAATCTTAAATCCTTTTAACATTGTTAATATCCTAAACTCTGCGTCTTCTATCTTGTCTGATGGAATGTCGTTAACTAAATCCACAAGTAGCTGAACTTCTTTGCGATAAGGTCTAGCGTCCTTTAATTGTAACTGTAACTCGGTTATTTTGTTTTTCAGGTTATCAATAGTAATGTCTCTCTCATCAATATTATTATAAACATCACCTAAACTGTTAAACACCTCAAGAGACTTGAAGTACATCTTCCTGTTTAATGGAGAATCAAGTATGTCTAATTCAAAGTTTTTTAACGAATGCAATATTGTGGCGTGGTTTTTTCTAATATACTTAGCTATATATGATTTAGCACCAGACCCAAACCCACTGCGTTTAAGGAAGTCATATGTTATCCTATAAAATATAGAACGAGCCATAACATTCTTATGGTCTCTTATCGGACTTCTAAGGTCTCTGCCTGTTACTGTTGAAACTATCTTTTCTATTCTTTGCACTTCTTGTGCTAGTTCATTATTCATCGTCTTCTTTATTTAATAATATTTGTACTGTTAATGTTGTAACCAATTCACAAGCCATCAGTATTCCCTCACATTCCTCATATCCCTCCAATTCCTCAAACAAGTTGAGGCTGACATAGATATCATCAAGTGATACTCCAGCAAGAATATCGTTACAGGTGAGGATGAAAAACTCCTCTACTACAGGAGTTCTAAAATCCCACTCCCTCAATATAGCTTGCAATTGCCTCGCTAACCTTCTCTTTACCTTGCTGTATATCATCGGGGGTTGCGTCATATGTTTTTACCTTTAGTGTTCTTTTGTCTACGATAACAAAGGTAAACATTTTTTTCTTAAATATCGACATATAAATATAGGCTTGTGCGTCATATCCATATAAATCCATATTGTACTGCCAAGAATCGATGTCGGATGTGGTCTTGAGGTCCACAATCCTATCGCCTCTTAAACAGTCTGCTTTGGCCCTGAAGGGAAGTCCTTGCACATAGTTAATTCCTGGTACTTCATATTCTCCTCCTGTAAATAAGTCATTTGCTGTTGGGTTGTCCAGAATAGCATCAACAATGCCTTCCGCCCATACTTTCTCCTTAGATAGCATAATCTCTTTACCCTCCAGCGAAGGGTCTTTAGCAGCTTCCTTATAGCTCTTATTACGCCTAGTAGCCACATCAACAAAATGGTAGTAATCATCTAACTTATCTTTTTCTAATAGTGAAACGTGAATAAGCCTCCCTTCACGCAGAGGCTTCATATTTGCATCCAAAGGTTCTCTGTTGCCTAAATAGCTGTCGATGCCCTCCAGAAGTTTCTTGCAAGATGATGAGGACAGGCAAGCCTTATTAAGGTAGCCATAATAAAACTCATTATCGTACATTTTTTCGATTAGGTCTTCTACAGCCCAATCAGTCCCATCAAGAAGCTTTATCGTCTCCATCTTCTTTATCTTTAGTAATCATTTGATGTAGGTATACACACATCTCTTGGAGCTGCGCAACGGTTTTTTCTAGTTGCTTTATCTGTTGAGCCTGACTCAGTCTTTTCTTATTCATATCTAATATTTTAACCCTACTCACAAGACTGCAATAACCATCCCTATAGTTAATTAATCTTGCTTTCGGGTTATATTTTTATTTTATTCTTGGGTTTTCCTTAAGCCAAACAATACTGACTAATTTATCTAAATTATCGAATCGTATGTCTATAGGTTCAAAGAAATCAACCTCCCACTCCCACGATCCATACTCAGCATTGTCGTTACGACAAGCAAGAAGCGATAGGTGTTCGTTAAAATGATATTCGTAGTAAAACCAATCTTTCTCACCAACGTCTTCTTCTTTTACATCTACTCTTTTAAATCCCGCCTGTATTAAATCATTCTCATTCATTCTCTATTTCTTTTTGCAGATTGGCCAATGCCCTCCAAGCCACTTTAGCTGAATGTCTTATGCCATCTGTATCTATTGTTCCTGCATCGATGAGGTGACGCATTAAAGCGTCAAGCTCATCTCCCGACTTGCTTCTATCCCACGCTAGAGGTTTATCAGGGTTGTGTTGTTGCTGACCAGCATAACTACACTTAGCAACTTCTTTTATTGCATCAGGAAAGTATTTTAAAACACCTGAGTAAACAGGTATCTTCTTTCTGTCTTCTGTTGTTTTTGCAGTGGAGGATGAAAAATATCCTCCTCCGTAAAATGGTTTTTTAGCGTCTCTCATAATTTTATAGATAAATTTGTATGTAAATATGCTACTTCCTTTTCTACTCTAGCCCCATTAGCGAACTGAGTAGTAGCTGGATTTCTTCTGTTGACTTCCCACTCAGGCGAAACGCATAATAAATTATATGCGAATATACCAGAAGGAGTACTACATATATAAATAGGAATGTCAAAATGAGCCTCACAGGTGTCCACAAGGGCTTGATATTTTTTTCTCTCGATGAGTAACGTCTCATAGTGTGTCTTTCTACATTTTAATTCTACTCGGTGTCTTGTCGATGGGGAATAACAATCCCATCGACTCATCTGATTTCTTGCCTTAACAAGATCAGGATACGTACTGCGTTTAAGAAACTCAAACAGTTCAGCCTCTTTACTTATAAGTTGCATACAATGTTTTTAGTGGTTTAAATACGCTATTTAGAAAACAAGACGAACAGCCTGACGGCTTTCTGTTGTCGTTAAAAACTCTGTTATATATCTGAACCATTCTTCTATTCTGTTCTATAGAAAGTGTGTTAATCCCGCTATCTATTATCTCACCAACAAAGTTATATTCGTCTTCAGTGAAGCACTCAGGCTTTGCATACTTAAATTTCTTATTTAGTATTTCCTTACGCTCATCACAACCACAATCCTCTCCAGCTAAAAACTTTACAGCTTTCTTTATTCCTGTTGCTGTGGTAATTTTTTCTATGGTATCCCCTAAGCCTTTAGGTGCAGAATCATATTTAGCTTTCCACTCCTTATATGCTTTGGTGCGTTTATCTTTTGGTGCTTCTGGTATGTTCATTTTTATCTTTTTAGTGATCTATCAATATACCCTGACTTCCTGTTGGTTCTACTATAATAATATGTGCTTTGAAATTCCGTTGTAGGAATAAACCTTACATTATTATTTATCTCTGCTTTTGTTTTTCTACGTCTCATATCTTATCGTAATCTTCGTTGTAAAAATCCATTATATCCTCTCCGAACTTTTCTTCAAGTTTCTCTCGATAGTTCTTGCAAGAGTTATATATACTCGTAAGTGAAATCTTTGTATCCTTAGCAATGTCCCTAAGAGATTTATCAGTAAGGAAGTATAACTTGAATAACTTCTCATCATACCAATGCCAGGTTGAAACCTCCTGATATATGGCTTCAGATATTTTATAGTATGCCTCCTCCATAAGGTCATCTTTCTCTCTTTGGTCTGGAAGTACTGCAAACTTGCTGATAACACTTTCATCCGAGTCGTCCGTGTAGTAACCTCTATACTCCTCAAAACTTTTGTTATTATTGTTTTTATTTTTTTTATAATCATAAAATAGATTTCTAAGTGTGGTATAGACAAAGAATGAATTAACCTCATCATTCTTCATTATTCTATCTGGATTATCAATATACTTATTTATCCTGAGATACATCTCCTGAACTAAGTCATTGGCAAGGTCATTATCTTTACAGATAGACCTAGCCATAGACAGCCACTCATCGTTTTTCTTAGTTAATATCTCTAACATATATAAGGCTTATTCCAAAAATAAAAAAGAGGAACTGAACCATCATATAGTCCCCTTCCTCAGTAGGTACTCCATCCATTGTCGAGTCCTTTATGTGAACTCCAGCTACAACCCCATATATGGGAAAAAATGATATTCCAAACATATTGCTAATATAGTAATTTTATTTTGATATAGTTGCTTTCTCCGTAAAACTTTCTTAAGTCTTTTACCTCTACGATATTTTGGTCTTGCTCGAACACTATCCCTTCCAAAGCGTCTATGAACGCTTTGTTCAGGTTGTCTAGTAAGTCAGGCTTAGTAGTCTTCTGTAGACCCTCTATTCTGCGTTTAAGAGCTGTGGACTTGGGAAACTCAAAACAATAATGCAGATACTCCACTATGATGGGCGTACCTGCCTTAATGATTTCAAAGTCGCTGTTTAGCTGGTTAGACAACTCCCAAGCTACGTCTTTCTTGAAGTCGAGTATCTTCTTGGGTGTGTATGCAACACCGTTTCTGCCCCTTCTAAAGGATTGGTGCGGTGTTGGCTTTAAATTAAAACGGAGTGTCAATTCTGAGTACATTGTCGATTTTATCTATTATTTGTGGCGTCCCCTCTCTATCTACCTCAAAGCTAAAATCCTCAAACGGATAAGCCCTACTGCGTTTACATATAACATCTACGATGTCATCGTTCTCTTCTCTGACCTTAAGTTGTATCTGTGTCTCTGTCTTTTTCTCCAGGAACGACCCTAAGTGTCCTGTGGGCTTATCGCTATTGAAGTTGCTGTGGATAACCACAATAATATGTACACTGTATATTTCAGTCCATTTCATAATCCTTTGCACTATGTCATTGGATTCCTTAATGTCATTCACATCTAACACAAGGTCAGCAACACCGTCAATAATCATTACACCTGTTTCTTCGCCATATAGCTTAAGATATAAGTCTATAAACTCTACCCTATTCTGTGTTGAGAAAGTCCTTAGACCGAAGGTGTCATAATTAAGACCGTTGTACTGAGATATTTGAAGTACTCTCTTAAATACTCTCTGAGCGTGGTGTGTGTCCTGTTCAGTATCGAAATGTACTAATCTTTTTCCCTCTCTGTGTCCTCTTATATTACCGGTGTACTTTGTTGTCTCTGTAAGGTAAGCCCCCGCAAGCATAGATATAAAGAATGTCTTCTTGCTCTTTGGTGGTGCTTGTACGAAACTGAAGTTCCCATAAGTTCCTATGGGCGTGTGAAATATATCGTTTTTTGTTTTGTATTCGCCATAGCTAATTGCTACAGGCGGACGCTCAACCTCTTTATATGGGTCGATGTACGCTTTTGCTCTAAGTTGTTCAAATCTCTCTTGTAATGTCATCTCTTGGTTTTAGTAGTTAAAAAAGGGCGGATTTTACACCGCCCTTTGGGTCAAACAAAAGAGACAACACTAGAACTCTAAACTAGAGTCAAGGGTTTCGGTTTCAGCGGGATTAAGATCCTTAGCTGATTTAATGTTACCATCGGTCCAAACAACTTTGCCATTTCCGATATAACTCTTAGGTGTTTTAGCTTCACGTTCCTCTTTAGATTGAGCGTAGAAGACGGATGCGTTCTGTCCGTATTGAGACAACTCATCACGAGTCGCTACAGTCAGATTAAGGTATTGACCTTTATATAATTTACTTTTGTCAATTTTCTTGACATCGATTGAGATTTCAGTTAATGCTGCCATATTTATTTATTTATTTACTAATTTAATTTTTGCTGCATCCGAAATGTTGTATTTCAGCTGCACCTTTTCTATATCACCTCCATTGTCCATATAAGATTTCACCTTATCAAACTCTGGTGTGTTCGGTTTCAACATTGGTTTTTTAACGTCAACTTTTTCATCTGGTCTTACCAATGTTTTACCGTGTGTATTAGTCGCATCAGCGTCTTTGGTATCATCGATTAAGAATAAACCATTGAGCGCATACTTGCGAGCGTATGAAGAGGACGAACCAAACGATTGGGCAATATCCATTCCCTTTCTATTTGGGTCAACTCCTGCTTGTGCAGATACAGATATAGAGTCTTTACCATCAGTAATTTTAGCGGTAGCATTTACATATGAAATACCAGGGTCTTCACCCCATCCACCTGCTGATTCTATATTATCTGTAATAGTCAGGGCAAGTCCCTGCTCTGCTAGAAGCGGTTTGACAGCCTCAAGGATGTCTTCACAGCTTCGGTAGTTGTATTTACCAAAGTTATTCCTTTGGTTCTTAGGTGCCTTCAGCCTCCCCTGAATGTTCACCAACTTATTTACTAGCGTAGTCATAATGCAAATATATAAAAAATTATTCTTTTACCAAAAACTCATTAGGATCACACATAAAAGACAATACATCTATCATATTATCCTTTTCGTAGCACTCCTGTTTGAGGCTATTTATGAATGTTGCATTGTCTCTGTTTTCGATATGCAAGCCTGCCACGTAAATGGCTATCTCATTCAGTGCTCGCACGACCTGGTGGTCGTGGTCTTTTAGTGTTTCAGCCAATAAGTCAAAATTATTATAGAAGTTTATTTCTTGTATTGCAGTCATAGTGTTTGATATTTATGCTGCTAATATATAAAAAGTTTTTTAATATAATATTATTACATAAAATTTATTTTTATGTAATAGTATATATAATATATAATATAATATAATAACATATATAATATAATACTAGTATAATATATAATATAATATAGGGCTTAGCCCCCTTAAAAGGGGCTAGCCCACTTATTTAATACTTCTTTCGTGTATCATATCGAACGGAAATATAGCATCAGCTTTCATATCATCGTTATCCACATATAAGTATTTATTATGCACACCTATGCGTGTAAAACCAGCCTCTAAAAGGGCTGCAATAATCCGATATCGTTTATAGGGATGTTTACATTGAATAACGGCTGCTCTG